AGGTATAAGACATAGATTGTATAACCTTCTGTCTCTGCCTATAAATCACATCACATTCTTCACTTAGTAGAGTACCTGCCCAAACCTTACTGTCCTCAAATAGATTAGCCACAAGAAAATTGATATAATCATCCTTGATTGGATGTTTCCTGGACAATTTATAGAAGTGGAATTTATCCTTACGATTTTCAAATGCAATAACGCTAATATTACTTTTCCCATTATACTTTAGGTAGTCATAAGATTTTTGGGTAAAATGTAACTTCATTGCAGAGTAAACAGAAAACGCTTCATAGCCAGTCATCATATTGGCAATCTTGGACTTTTATTCTTCAGTAAATTAAATTCAATTGCATTACACTCAATTTTACCTTTGAGATTAGCATTAATCAATGTTGATGCTACTTCAATTTCCAATCCAGTTTGCCTGCAATATTCAACAATAGCTTCAATGTAATTGTAATCTGTTTTAGAGACTAAATTATCAATCTCCTTTGCGAACTTGGCCATCTCATCTTTCGTTGGCATAAGTATTGTTTTTCCTTAAATTACGACATTCTTCTTTTACTTTAATCGGATAGTCTGGAGATATTTCAGATATATCGCAATTGTAATATTTACCATGTGAGACAATATTCAATGCAACATAAGCTGATAATATCATAATTGCAATAACTCCAACTATGGTTAAAAAATCACTTAACGATGGTTTCATATAAACTTTCAAATTGTTCATGTGTAGCCACTTCTTCATCAAAATTCTGTTTATGATAAACCTTAACCATTTTACTAACTAGTCGTTTAGGTAGTTGTAAATCTTTTGCAATAGCAGATACAGATTCTTTAATGTAATCTTTCTCGCCTTCCATCCGAGTCATTGCACCAGAACATTCTTTAAGAACATCTAGTAATTTTTTACGATCTGACTCGGATGAAATTTGATTTACTGATAATTGAACTACAGCCATAATATAATACTCCTGGTTAATTTTCAAATCGTGGAGCAATTAATGCTTCACAGAGAACAGCATGTTCGTTTGCATATAAACAATTTACCATTATATTAGATATATTGATATTTCGTGTGTCTGCATAACTTTTATAAAAAATATGATTGCCAATTTTAATTGTTCTTGGTAATCCCCACATAGGATTTACATAGACCGCATGAAAGTATGTTGCACCCTTTGTAGGGTCTTCCACTATGTGGTAATTAACAAGAACAAATATTGCTAAGTCACGAATATCATTATACAACGGTTCATGTTTGATTGTCAACCTTTTTTTGGCAATATTTGGTTGACATGTCCAAGAAAACTGGCAAATAATAAGTCCTTTGCTGTTTCTTGTTCTCTGTTTTACAACTCCACATACATCCGATCCATAATTACCAGAAGCAAGCCGATTTAAAGTTACAAAGGCAACAGCTAGTTTACCAACATAAGATTCATAACCAGCTTCAAAGTAAATATTTTCAGTTAAACAATCAACTTGTTTCTGTATTGGTATTTTTAAATCGTGATAATCAATTTTGTGGGGTATTGCGTAGCTTGACGAAAAACATGAAAGTGCTATGATTGCTACGGTGACAGCTTTGGATATGCAAAGCATATTTTTCTCCTTGTTGAAAAGGGAGCAAAAATGCTCCCTAGACCCATCAGGACTTCTTAGGTTTTACTTCCGCTGGTTGAGGTGTTTGAGAAACAAAACCATTTAGAGCTTCCGCTTTTTTGATGATTTCTTCTTCTGATGGGAATAATGGAAAACCGGGATGTGCAGGTGAAGGGGTTCCGTTAATCTTGGATTCTTCTACCTTGGTTGACCATTCGTTTGAAATGATTTCACGCCGACCATAGTAATCATCGGTCAGCATGTCTTTTGCCATTTTCAAGAGTTCGAGCCTTAGCTCATAGGGTGTCATACTCATTTAATTCTCCTGTGTGTTTGTGTATCCAGAATTACATCTGGTATTCTATTTAGTCCCAAAGTGCTTCGTAATACTTACCAAACAGGCGAAAACCATTTTCTTTGCGTTTTTGCCAAGACTTTAGACCAACCCAATCTACCTTGAGTTTACTTTGATAGTTACTATCATTATCCCAAGGAAATTTATCGTCACCACATTCAGAGTGGTCGAAAAATTGACCTTCGGCATCATCATCAGCTTTCTGCTCAAATGCCCAAATCATTTCATCAAGAACCCATTCCCAGCGAGCATGAATATCGGGATAATCATCGTCATATGTTTTATCTTCTTTATAGAAATCAAAAACGAATTGATTTTCATACTCTTGTGTGCCTGTTGTACGCAGGTGCTCTGGAACATCCTCAAGGTCGACAAACGGTGAACCGTGTTTGGTTTCCCGAAGCTGCTTCAACATTGGTAGAATGATTGGTGATAAGGTGTTATCCATTGACCAAGTATCCCAATAATCAATCTTTATATAATCAATTTTTGGATGCACCTTGTCTAGGACTTTGCGTAGACCTTCACAGATTGGTTGTAGTCGGTCAGACCACTTATCAATCAAAGGTTCTTCATAATCAATCTCACGCCAGAAGAATACTTTCTCAAGAATGGTGTAAGGACTTAACCAATGGCTTCGGTATTTGTTCAAATAAACTTTCATAATATAATCCTTGAATTAGTGGTTGGTTAATTCTGTTACGAGGGAAACCAACCGAATACCCTAAGCAGTGTTTAAGCTGCTAATGCCCAATTTTCATCGTTAGCATTTATTGGTTTTTTACTTTTAACGTCTATCTGTGACGAGTTGCCGTCTCCACTATCTCAAGCTGTCGAATACTGAATACACCCCCACCTAAGAATACTGTTTGATACTCTTAGGTGGAGGTGGGCGGATTTGCACCGCCGTCCAACCTGCCTTCATTTTGAAGGGATTACAACCATATAACTATTATATATTACATTGCAGATTTTGTCAAGGGAGAATTAGACAAAAATTGTAATAGTTGAGTGCGATACATATGCCTTTGCCTAACGAAGATTTGTGGTTGTCCACCCTCAACAGCGATAGCAACTACTAAAATTTCAACAATTTTTTTTGTCAATTCTTCAAACATTTCGGCATATGCTGCACATTGTAGAAAATAATTCAAAATGTTTTCTTCCAATTTTTCTTTAGATGAAGTTTTGAAATCTATAATTGATATTTTTCCATCCCATTTCGCAATACAATCCACTCGCCCAGCAATTTTTAATTTGTCAGAATAAAGTGGCTGTTCAACTGCATATATCGTTCCAATATTTTTATCTAATTCGGGACGCAATTGAAAAAACAACTCTTTAATGTTTGGCATCATATTGCGAATTTTTAAATCACTCATTTCATTGAGCAAATATTTTTCACAGGCCAAATGCAAAGCTTCACCTCGCCGAGAAGCCTTACCAGAAATTTTATTAGCTTCTTCTTCACCAACTCGCTTACGCCATGCATCAATAGCTTCTTTGTTCATAGAACCAAGAACTGTTGTTACTGATGGATAAGCTTTACCTGAAGGTGTGTAATAAACACGACCAGATTCGGTAGTTTTTGCTTCCAATTCAAAATCTAATTCAGGCAATTTCTCATAAACAAAAGTCATTTATTATTCATTCTCTTTGTAATCCTATCAACATGTTTTTTGACAACTTCGGCTGACCTAGCTTCTTTGATAGATTTTTTACCATATCTATTTCCAACTTCACTACCGGGATGAGCTTCAGCAACCTTTGATAGAACTTCTTTAAATCCATCTGATAGCCTGTGCGAACCCATTCCTGCAACACTAGATACAATCATGGGCGACATAACAATTGACTGAATATTTGGATTTTCTTTCAGGAATTCTTCACGCTCAGAAATTTTCATAAACGATTCAAATACTTCATCGGTTTCTGTATCAATAAATCTATAAGTTGGCATGAGTGGAATCTTTTCTTTGTTTTAACATAGCAGACAACCATTCTGGTTGCTTTCTACCGTTTATTTTACCTGACCATGACCAAAGATGTTCTTTTTTGGTTACATAATATATATGATAAGATTTTAATGAATTACCCAATATCTTACATTCATCTGGCATAGCTGGTGTTGGTTCTGTAAATTTTCCAACAGGACATTTATCTGGAACTCTAGCCAAATCTGGTATTAACCTTGCTGTTGCATGAATTTTACCATAACGATATGTAAATTCTTTTTGCAATTCACACCACATATTATATAACCAAATATAATTATCTCTACTCTGACGAAGCCAAATGGCCGAAGGGTGATTCATCATTGTGGGTTTCATTAAGCGAGATTCACGATCATCAAGTAAACGCCATCGTTTAATATTTCTATTGTTTACTGTTTTACCAATATACATTTCACCATCAAGAACACGATGCGTAGTGGATAAAAGTTGAGCATATTCAATTACCATTTTACAAACGTGTTTATCTACATGCATTTCGGCACAGATTTTTGGGTTTGGGTCAAGATAAAAGATGTTCATTTTTCACTTGCGTATACTGGAGCCGATTCTGTAATCCAAGAATGTACCACAGTGTTTAAGTCTTGGTGAATCTCTTTATTTTGATCCTCATTGAAATGAGAATTGATGGTTGCATATAACTCAGTATAAGAATTTACGATTTCTGTGTAAATAGAATCCATAGAATTATTTAGGAACCAAAGACAATCTTCCACAGATTGGCCGTTACTATATTCTGCACCATTTGCAGCAACATTAATTAGCCCCTTGAAATGACCAATACGTTCAATTGCCTCATTAAGTGTATCTAATTTAAAACTTATATCATCGTTAATTCGCATTTTTATTCCTTAAAAATATTTGACCATTTTTTTAATTTAGTTAATTTCTTATCAGCTAAATTTTCTAAATTTGATAGGTCAATAACATCAAAATCGGATAATAATTTAATCATAGCCAATAAATCACCAACTTCTTCAGTTAATCTTTCACGATTATCAGCACCATTTTCTGGCCACTTTGAATCAAATCCAAAACGAAATATTTTACTTATAGCTTGAATCACTTCAGCACATTCTTCTTGCGCTATTAGCAAAACTTCTTTTTGTTTAGAATTCATTTCCTAGAGCTTAGCATTGAAGCGATGTATGCATTAATTAATTTATCTTTTATCATGTCGGGAATACTTAAAAATGGAAACTCCAATACAAAAGGACATGGAGTTTTCCATTTAGAATTCTTCAAGAAAAAAGCAAATTCCTTAATATCTTCTTTATTAGAAACATCAAAGTTTCTTTTATTTGAAGATGGATCTGGAAGTTTAAAGTGTTTTGAAATTTCCATATTACGCTTCAGTAATTTCAGTTACAACCATTTTTTCAACTTTAGGCAATTCTTCTGCTTTCAAATCTTCAAGTTTTTGAACAGGATTTTGTGTTGAGGTATTGAGAATACCGACACGCTTCATGTACTCTTTCATTTCAGCAATATTGATTAGCTGATAACCTACAACTTTACGACCGTCTTTTACAACCTTAATAGCACCATTAGCACTAGGGTTAGTTTTTATATGCCACATGTAAGTGGAAATTCTATACATCTGAATTTCTTTACCCAACAGAGTATCAATTTCTTCTCTAGTTACAACATTACCAGAAATCATCACGGTCAACAATTTCTGAAATGGCTTCAGTTTAACTTTTTTCACAGTAGCGGTTTTCGCCATAATATAAAACTCCAATTTAATTAATAAGAACAACCATCATAACACAATACTGCCTGAAAGTCAAGCAGTTTCTCGGCAATCATCGGTAGTATACCGTAAAACGATTGGCGAATTCTTTTAGGCAATCTTGCATACGCTGATTGCGAGGGCGGATATCTGAAAAACAGGTTCGTGGGCCACGATAGCGGATACGGAACTTCTCGCCTTTTTTATACAACAAAGCTTTCACTTCATCAAGATATTGAATAGGAACATTTTTATATTTTGCTAATTCCCTGTGTTGTTTATAATAAGAGGACATGGAATTATTTTCAAATGGCTTGAGATTCATATTATTCTCCAAAAATTCGTTCATTCATGGTTTTAACCTGCAATTCTTTTGCAGAATATTCAACCGGTATTTTTTGTCCGTGTTTCAAAACATAGGCAATATCAAATGAATACACCGAACCCATTTCGGTAAAGGTGCCTTCAATTTCAGCCATACGAATTGTACTGGATTTATTATCTAGAATTGTGCCGTACCAGCCATTACGCATTTGGATACGATCACCTTTTTTAATTTCTTTTGTCAACATATTAAGCCGCCATTTTCATCATAATTGTGGGAAATTTAGGAATCGGCATAAACTTGCTAAATGCCGATGGCCCGTTAGGAACATACTTCACAAAGCCGGAGGTATCTTTCTTAGCTTTGCCTTTTGCATACAGACCGACAACAACACCTTTTGGATCCAGGAAACGGAGGTCTGATTCGTCACCGTTAAATACGGGAGCACCCATGTAGAATTCAGGCATCGGCTCGGTTTTCTTGAGACCAAAAACCGTAGCTACATTGTATCCGTCAAACATAGCACAATCAACATCACGGTCATTGCCATCAGCTGCTGAAAATGTAAGCTGATAATTTTTGATATCTTTCACTTTACGACCAAGAATCTTGGTATAGTCATAAAATTGGATTTCAGGGAATGCCGCAAAAATGTTGGTGTAAGATTGTCCGTTACGGAGAACTTCATACTTTTCAAACGAAAGGTCGGAAGTGCCGTTCAAACGGAAAACAGGAATCAAATCTTTTTTGGCAGCTTGCTTGATTGCCAATTCTATATCTTTGACCAGCAAATTCATAAATGTAATACGATCTTCAAAGAATAATTTGGTTTTGCGAATACGAGCTTTTTGAATAGCATTTGTCGTTTCGCCTTTTTTGAACATACCGCCACGACCAGCAGTATTCAAGCAAGCTGCAGTACAACCAGCTGTTGCTTTGGGGCAAGTATTGTAACCTGATAAATCAGCAGGTGCTAAATGCAGGATATAAGTCAAATATCCAACTGATTGTCCCTTGAGGGTCTTGGGATTACCCGTAGATAGTAATTTCATAAGTCTCTTTAATCTCAATCAATATAACCATTATACATGAACCAAGGCATAAGTCAACGACTATTTGGCAGGTGTTGTAAAAAAACAACTATCTCCGCATTGAGGCCTGGTCTCTTGCTTCTTCGTCAGTAAATACAGGAACTGCATTGGACTTGTGGAGAGTACCTATCCCTTTCATTTTAGAACCTGTATATGTCAACCCTTGCACAGGTTTTGTGGCTACGCCTCCAGACGATCCTAGAGACGGATAGTTAGGTGTCGCACGACCGACTGGCACTAAAGATAAATTAGGTCGTTTAGTAGATACTAAAGATTTTTTAGACTTGGTAAAGTTAGTCTTAATACTATTAATTTCCTTAAGCCAATCATTATATTCAGCCATTTCTTTTTTGGTTTTACTTTTAATATACTTTTTTGGCGATTTGGTACTAGTATAAATCATAATGAATCCTTCACAGCCTCAACGTGCTTGCATTTACCACGATAACCAAAACCAATGCAAGTGCATGAAAAATAACGGTTATCCGTCACTTCTACAGTATAATCTCTGTCGTTTGAATTTACATTAAATAATTGGACATTTTTAGGAATAATACGTTTAGTATTATCCTGTTTTTCGTCTTTTATTAATTTTGATAATCCATCATGTTGGATTTTAATAAACTTCCGTCTGGCTTTATCAAAAGCCATTGGTGTTTTTAATTGATTAATAATAGTATCACCCTCTTTAATATAGGCGATTAACTTGCCAACTTTATTGAGCAAGTATGTATTATTAGGGACGTTATATTCGCAGTCCCAAACGGTGATTTCTTGTATAATTTCCATACTACCATTATACACTAATGATAGTGGATGTCAACCCTACTGTTGTATTAAAACAACACTACCCTTGGAGTAGTTGACTAGACTGGTTTTGTTCTCGCATATCTTCTTCAAAGGCCTGAAGCTTCAAACGATTCAATTCACGCTTCATTGATTCAAGGTCGCCAATGTTTTCAGAAATCTTTTGTTCCAAACTGGCAATTCTAAGCTCAATTTCTTTAACTAACATTTTTTTCCTCATCCTTTAGCATACGATAAGTTGCCTTATCTTTGTGTTTTTTGCGAAACTGTTTGAGTGTTTCCATGTCTTGATTTTTTTTAAATTTTACTTTTTGATTCTTGTTCGTTTTTGTACCGCCGGAAATCATTATACTTACCTATGTTATTAGAGGATCCGATCTGCAAGATTATAGTTAATCAATTCTTCAGAGGTCAACCATGCATCACTTGGCCCAAGAAGTTTTGATTTTATAGTACGAGAATCCAGACCGGAAGCATCCCGTACTATTTCAAGCATTTTACCACTACTCAATTCATGCTCTTTTGCAGCTGCTTTTATATCGTGGTATTTACCTTCCGACGAATCTGAGAATTGATGGCACATGATACCAGCATTTTTTGATATGATCCTATGATTTTTGGCACCAGATATGAATATCAAAAATGCAGCAGAAAATATTGAACCTATAGCTACAGTTGAAACAGGATATTTGCTTGCATTCATTACATCAATAAGAGCAAATGCATCATACAAGGAACCACCAAAACTATTGATATATAGGGTTAAAATTTTCCCATCTTCTTCAATCATGTTTTCATAAGCTATCCATTGTATTGCTTTTTTTACATTTTCTTCATCAATATCACCAACTAAAAAATGTGTATGATTCTCTAAAAACTTTAATTGTATCTTATCTTCAGCAGGAAGAAAATCTTCCATTGGATATTTACTTTTCATAGTAAAGCGTCTCTCTCAGACAGAATTGGGTTTTTAATTGGCCACCAAATATTTAAATCTGGACTATTCCAAGGCAATGTGAATTGCGTAGTAATATCATAATAAGCATCCAACTTATAACTGAATACTCCATAATCACTCATAACCAAATGGGCATTACCGAATTTAGGAGGAACTAAGACCTGCAATCTATTTTTATCCGAAATGGTTAAAGAAATCCATTTACGATATTGCGAAGATTCTGGATCATTGTTAACAACAACAAAATAGAAACTTCCGTATAAACAAGATATAAGTTTGGTTGTATGACCATCACCGTGAATTCCTCTAATGACATGTTGCCTTGATGTGCTAACGCTATCTAGAACAAAGTTTGTTTTTATTCCAGATTCTTTATAAATTTTTTCATTATATGATTCTGTATTTGTGCCTCTATAATCTTCATGTACAACGGGCGGTGTAATTACCAATACACCATCTAATGCTGTTTTTTCTATCTTAATCATCAAATCATCCTATAATTGAAATACCAGGCCCTATAATCACAGAATTCTTTTTCCATGGAAAATTACCAGAGTATTTCTTTTCGTTAACTTTATTACCATTATCAAAAAACTCTTTATTAACTGATTTTGGATTTCCATCTAATCTATAACACAAGCTGTGTGTGTTTGTACATGCAAACTTTGGAAAATTTTGTTTTAGGTTTGCAAAAAACTGCCTATCTGCACCCCATTGGCCATACCATGCATGACCTATACGAATAGCAACATCACGCTTAACTGCAAATGATGAAGTGTCAATGTGAAATGATTTATCATCAAAATAAATTGGCCATTTACCTAAAGACTCACAGTTATCATCGCAAAGGTAATTGCCATCCTTATCATAAATTTTTCTTAAAGAATAAGCCCAATCGTTACCTTCTTTAATTTTGTTTACTAACTTTTCAACATGATTTGAATCATACCAATTATCTTCATCAAGATAACAAATAATATCAGCATTAACAAGAAAGGAACAGGCAGCATAAACACGATGGCCGTACCAGCCTTTTCCCACATTTTCTTCTAATGTAATAGTCTTAACATTTCCATATCCTTCAATCATAGAAGAAGTTGTTGGAAAATATTCCAGTCCATCAACAAAAACATAGTGGGTTATATTTTGATATGTTTGGATGTTGACACTTGACAAACAATCTTTTAATTCTTTTTTACCAATTGTGGGAGTTACGACAGCTACTTTCATTATACACCAAGATGAGGATTTTTTTCTTGCCAATTTCTTAAAATTTCGGATGAAGAATTCATTTTATTTGAACCTCCAACTCCATACACAAATTCAACACCTAGAACTCCTGATTCTCTGTTGTTGAAACTATTTCTATCACCACCGTTTGCAAAAATTATTTCTTCATTAGGCCAAAAAACCTTTACTCGTTCCAATAAAGCAATAGCTGAATCATCATCATCATCAAATGACATAGTGAAATCAACATACTTAATACTTCCAATTATTAATGACCTTTCAGTCCAAGACATAAAAGCTTTGCCTTTTTTTCTTTCTAACCAAGAATCTGAATTTATGCCAACAATAAGTTTATCACCCAAAGCTTGTGCTGAACGGAAAAGTGCTATGTGTCCCGAATGTAACGGATCAAATCCACCTGAACAAACTACGATTTTCATACAGGAATATCAATATTAGGAAAAGATTCTTTTACAATCTTTGGTGTTAAATATTTAATGCCCAAATCTTTTTTGAACATCCTTACCATCAAATCGGCTTCATCTTTATGCAAAGCTTCCAAAATAACAACAAGCAATTGCTTTTGTTTTTTCTCTTTCAAATCGGCCGATCTTTGTGGATGATCTTTAATAAATCGGTAAAGTTTTGGAATTTCAGTATCTAGATATGCAAAGTTTAGCCCAGCGGGCTCAGTTGAAGGTCTATATGATGGAGGTTCAACATCAAACACATAATTGGGATTAAAAACTATTGTTAGAAAATCTTTGAATCTATGATCTGAATTTTTACGCAAGACCGCAATTCTTTCTTCTCTGGTTGTGGCTTTTTCAAATTCAGTAAAGATTTCTGAATATAATAGGTTAGAACTCATCAATTGATCCAATTAAATTAGTTAGTCGGTTAGTTATCATATAATTCAAAAATTCTTGTCTCGTATGAACTTTAGTATTCGTATATGTATCTATAACACTTTCTTTTAAAGATTCGGGTATTTGTGTTAGGTCAATTAGCATTTCATTTCTTTTGAAATTTCTTAGCATATCCTCATTACAAAACTCCTCAGCTGGTTGATTCAACCATTGAATGATCTTCACTTCAGTAATTGGTTTTTGCCTTACACCATCCACAAAAGTTTCGTCTTTGGATAGAATGTTTGGAATGCCATCACCTTTATCTCCACGAATAATCATCTGTTTCAATTGCAGAGTTGGAAATTGTTCCTTAATATGTTTTTTCATAATAGGAGAATATTGTTCAACATTTGGAAATCTCTGTAATTGAGCAAAATCTTTATCCGAAGATAAAATCATTATCTTATCAGTACCAGAGTATTTTGTTGCCAATACAGCAATAATGTCATCAGCTTCTGCTGTGTCAACATCAATAACCTTATATGGTGAATGAACTCTCAATTCTTCTTTGATTTTATGCAACACCTCAAAGATTGAAGTCCAATCATGGCCAGAAGATTCTCTAGCTTTACGGCGATGAGCTTTATAGTAAGGAAAGATATCACGGCGCCAATATTTTTTATTGTCGCAAGCAATGACAACTTCCGGGCCATGTGAATCTTTAAACTTCTTCACATAGGTGCGAATTGTATTTAAAATCATATGACGAACTAAATTCTCATCAACGGCTGTCTTTGATGATCCAATTTGTTCCATCAAATTTGAAATTGCCACTTGGTTATAATCAAACAGTATCATAATGATCCATAATTTATTTTATCACTTTCAATAATATTGTATCACGATTTAAACGACCATTAAGGCAAGATTCTTTCGCTTTTACCGAATCAATAACATTACGCAAGAACACCTTAGATCCTTTTATGATTTCAGGCAATATTACTTCTGGTTTTCTTAGTGTTTTTTGTACCGATTTTGTTTCAGAATAATTTAACATACTTGTACCTTTAATGCTAAAACCTTCAGCATCCAAAGCATGATATACACCTAGTTTCCTAGTTTTGATATTAAACACCCAAAGTTGTGTTGCACCAATTATGGTTTTTGGTAATTCAGATTTCAATTTAAATTCATCATTAGATTCACAATATAAAACTTTTGATGTTAATTGATCAATTGATTTTACCTTGCGCTTGCGAGGTTTTCTAGAATTTTTAGATTCGCCTGAGATTTTATTACAATCTAAAATAATCAAATCACAAAATGCCACAAGTTTCTTTAATTGTGTTTTTGTGAAGTTTGAATAACCTTCTTTTAAATCAGTATCCTTTGAATCTATCGGTTCTGCAAATTCTTGCCTGCGGTGTTTAAATACTTCAGATATTTTCAAAGCATGAGCACCTTTAATTCTACTGTGCATCAGGCCATAGGGTGATTGAAACTTAACAAAACCACTTAAAATGTAATCATCAATTGAACCCTCTAGTTCTCCAACAATTTCAGAAACTTTTTCTGCAATACGATCCTGTATTGATATCACATTAGTAATAATTGGAACATCTTTGACCAATACAATAACTTCATTTTCCATTTCACTCATAAAAGCTTGAAATGTATCTTCATGTTTTTTTGTAAAAATAGCGCCAACAGTTTTTAATCTACAGAGAAAACCAAATGTTGGTTTTTGTTTATTAATAACTGATAAATCTATTTTAATTTTTTGTCTTTTAAAATATTCATTTGTATACTTAATAGCTGTTTTATTGTCTCTATTTTGAGAATACCAATTCAGAGCTTGAGCCATTTCAACATTTGAAATTTCTTTACCTTTGAAGTTTGGTTCTCCACCGGTAAGTTTGACCTCAATTTCTTCAAGCGTTTTTCGTTGCCTTGCCATTTAATAATTCCTCAAATGTATATTTACCATATGAATCAATAAACATTATACCATCAGTCGTTTCTTTCAAGGTATTACTTATGCACTTTGAGGCCTCTAAAGCGTCCCTGGCATTTTCCATGACCAAACATTTACCAAACATTTCATCTAAAACATTCGTGTTAATTTCATAATTCATTGTATCATCATTAAAGTTACCAAATAGGTAATCTTTTTTATTTGAATAGGCAACACGGTAACCCTCCAAAGTTTTCAGTATGTAAACACCACACATTATCTTTCCAAGATTACATAATCACCAAAATACTTATCAAAGATAGCCACCAAATGCTCATAATCGCCAGCCATCATTTCCTCACGGATTTGGGTTGCATCCAAATTCAATTGGCGGGCAAATCGTGTGGCATAACCCATTAAAGCATACGCATTGCCATCAGGGCCGGTTAAGTCAATAACCTTTTCATAAACATCTTTTTTATCACGAATCATCAATAATACTCCTTATTCTCAATAGCCTATTATATCACAAAAAAGTTTAATACACAAGACATATTTGAATTGGTGTTGTTTTTATACAACACCTGTTTATACTAGATAAAACCATCCTACTATAAATAGGTAGTAAAGTCAAGGTCTATTTTCGTTAAAAAATAAGAGGTAAAAATGGATTTTTTTAAATTAGTAGCGGAAGTGGGTTTCCCCATCGCAGCGGCTTGTGCCGGTGGTTACTTTATATTTCTCTAT